GGAACATAGCTAGTGCCACTACCATCTTTGGCGGTATTAGAGAATACAGTGATAGTATCATTTGCTTTGTCTAGGGCTACATCTATTGCAACGTCCCCACCTTCTGTAGTCAGGGTTACGTTATCAATGTCAACCTTTAGAGCATCCTCACCAGTATTTAAAACCTTGTTAAGTACCTCATGTGTTTGAAATTTTCTGATATCTGCCATAATATTTTCCTTGTTATGTAAAGTCAGCCATCAAGACTCTGCGTGGTCCACCAGTCTTGTCTCGCTTCTGCATTCCATTTCTTTTTACTGATTCGCTAAATTTATTCTCGTGTAGCTGTGCAAGGTTTAAACTCACACTTGCAACGCCACCATCGTTTGTTCTACCTGCTCTGTCTTGATATAATCTTGCTTTAACATAGTCTACAATAGCTGTATGAAACACATTGTCAACATCTGGGGTGTCAGTGATAGCTGTAACAGCATTTGGCTCTGCGTAGTAATGCAGTAGCAATCCATTAGTAACTGCTTCATCGATAGGTTTGTATTGCCCATACTTACTATGATATGTTCCTTCTGAATCACCTTTAAGTGTAACTACAGCTAGGTGATTGCCTTTTATAAACCATGTAATATAATCTTCTGGGTAATTGTATGTACTTGCCATTAGTCTATATCCATTGTTGGTATTTCGTTCTCTAAAAGCCTTGGTATCTTTACGTATGTTCCATCTGAATCCATAAAGTCAACACGATATACTTTGTTTATCTCTACACCAGCGTTACTGTCGCTAAGAGTATACCATTGCTGATTAGCTACAGTGCTAAGTTTTGCATATTCAACTTTAGTATTGTACTTACCCATTTCTACCAATGCTTCGTTTATTAAACTTAAAATATAAGTTTCAGGAGCATCTGGAAAAGCCTGCCTTACTCTAGATATAATCTTTTTTACAGTTAAACTTATAACAGCCATTAGTCAGAATCCTTTCCAAGCATACCTACCTGTTTCCAAGTTTTTGTTTCAGATTCCCAGTTACTAACTACACCTGCCCAAGAGCCAGATAGTGTTGCGCTAGGGCTAGTATTTAGAGCAACTAAAGTAGAGCTAGGGCTAGTGTTAAGATTTACTAACGTAGCACTCGGAGATGTGTTTAAGTTTACAAGAGTAGAGCTGGGGCTAGTATTTAGCGTTACCAATGTAGCAGATGGAGATGTGTTTAAGTTTACCAGTGTTAATGACATCATGCGCTCCTTAATAGCTGTATACCTTTATCGTAGTCAGCTTGTAGTTTTGCCTGTTGTACTTGTGCATTTTGAAACTTCTGAGCATTGTTTTGAAAGTTTTGTACGTAAGTTTGTACTTCTGTATTTACTAGCGCAGTATATCTATTCATCTCAGCTAAGAACTTTTGTATTATATCATCATTATTTTGTATTGTAGCTTGCAGTGTTTGAGCTGCATTTTGCAATGCTAATACTTGGTCTTGTGATTTATTAAACTTGCTAACATCTGTTGCTTGAGCTGCTTCTTGTTGTGCGTCAGCTGCGTCTATCTGGGCTTGTCTTAATGCTTTTTGCAAGTCACTGTTGTGTTTTGCTAACTCTGCTTGCACATTTGCTTGATACCTAGTATTCTCTTTATTAAACTCATTTAATTCGTTTTGTATATCTATTTGATGTGCTCTTAACAATTCCTGTTGTTTTTGCAAGCTAATTGCTGCCATTTCAGGGTCTTCACTAGCAATAAAATCATCAAACCCTAAACTAGATTCTGTTCCCGCTGAAGTATCAGAACCAGCTAGCTGTGCAAAATCTACTGTTGAGGATGGCTTAGTATATGTAGGTACGTCGCCACTAATATCTGCCTTAGAAACCGTAGCTACTGTTATTGCACCTACAGCTGAACTAGAAGCATCTGCATTTGTTGCTGCTGAATAGCTTACAGTTCCTATACTGGGAGCGCTAGGCGCAGACGCTGATATGCTCAAATCAGATTCTACTAATCCACTCATGTTTTGTTGCAATGCTTTTATAGCCGCATAAGTGGTAACTAAGTATTCATACTCATCAGGAAAGTTTGTTATGGTATGTAAATTGCTTGCATCTAAAGGAGAAAGCTGGCTATAAGTAGGAACTGAAACCATTAAACCATTTCCATTTGGGAATATATTTATTTTTCCATCTTGTATGTAATATACTGGGTCTGTATCGGTAGCAAACTCCATGTCAGATGAATCTTGAACCCTTCCTCTTTTATAAGCAGGTATCTGTCTACAAGGTTGGTCTATTGTTCCATCGTTTTTAAGGACATACAAAATCTTATGACCTTCTGAGGTAGTAGTTCCGTCCACAACAGTCGTCTCTTCTGCTATTCTTTCCAGCACAGGTCGAGGCATAGCGTCAATAACTTGATTAGCACCTTCTGTTATAAAGGTATCTAATGCGGTTTCATCGCTAAAAGTGCCAATCAAATCAACGACTTGTGCACTAAATGTTGCCACTTATTTCTCCTCCCTTTGACTCTATGTCTTCTGCCATAGACATTGTTTTAAAGTTAATAAGGTCCTTGCGTATAGCAGTTGCAAAACGACCATCCCTTACAATTGTGGCTGTACTATACCTAGGAGCGTGCGCTCTTTTGCCACACTCTCTACAATAAAACCATCCATCTTTATTCTCAGCTTTACAATGCTGACAACGCATTAAGTTCCTCCAACAATTAATGTCATAATTCTATCACCATTTAACTGTGTATGTGTGATAGATAAAACTTCATTATTGGTAGAATCTAAAGTAGCTATGTAATCCTTGATGTCTCTTGCCATAGTTCCTACTGCGCCATCTTCTTCTCCGGGGTTTCCGGGATGTATCATAACTTTTACTTTTATATTACCATAAGCAGCCATAATTACTCCTGTTTTAAATTTTTAGGATATTCGGGGGCTACTCTTTCTCAGTAACCCCCACAGAATCCAAGTCTGTTACCCGTATTGTTTAGGGTTATGAAGTGGTTAATGCGTCATCAATACCTGACATCGCTTCTGCTAAGTATTCACCACCAGCGTACATTATGTTAATGTAGTCACCTTTTTGTGCTGAAGTACCAATTACGATGTTAGATACTTGTGTACCTGCTGTTGAGTTAGAAGCGTTACCACCGGGGTCTTTCATCACTAAACTAATGATTGCACTACCTGCAGCTATAGTTATAGCTCCTGTTGGGGTTTCTTCCTCTACAATAAACTTGTAGTGAATACCATCAACTCCGGATGAGGCAGTAGGCAATGTGATAGCGTAAGCTCCATCTGCTGAACTTAGCATGAAGACCTTACCACTATCAGCTGCTGTTAGTGTGCGAGCTACGGTGATTGGTTCTATTTTCTTTAGAAATCCACCTTTACCACTATTCTTTTCTCTTGTTGCGGCTCTCATTATTCATTACCTCCTAGATTATGGTGCTGTGTAAGCAGATTCAAAGTTGAACAATGCGTGTGCTTCTGGTAAAGAAACTTCTAAACCAGCTTCAGTCAATACCATATCTTTACGTAGGTCTTCATCAGCAGACTGCACATTAGTCATAATGTGTGTGTCTCTGTTTACACCGTTACCAATCAAAGGTCTGTAAGCAACTTGGTCCAAGTCAACCATAGCCATAAATCCAGCAGCAAAACCTCTAAATAGAGGCTCTTTTACTAGGGTTAGGTCGCCGTGAATAGTTTCTACCTTGACCACTTTATGCCCAAAAGAACCTTTCTCTTGCGACATTAAAGGATTAGCAGCAGAGTGTACTGAAGATAGGAAAGTATTAGAGCTTGCCATCTTATTAAAGAATGTGATTACAGGTAGTGAACATAACGCAAGTTTTGCGCCAGCTCCACCACGTGCAGGGTCAAAAACAACTTCTAAGTCAGCAAGTAACGCATCGTAAGTAAACTGTGCGTCTGTACGAGTTGAGAAGTATGATTTATCTTCTGTGTAATCTAACTGAGCATTATCTTTAATCTGTGACTGTGAGTTCTTGATAATACTTCCAACAATACCGTCAGAGTAAGAGATACCGTTTACGATACCACCTTGACCGAAGAGCATAGCTCTTTCAATATCGACTTTATGCTCACGCAACTTTAAGTTCCAAATTCTATCAAACTCACTAGCATATCCACGATATACAGTAGCTCTTGCTGTGTTGGTTAACTCACAAGCAGTTTTAAAGATTTGACAGAATCCAACACCATTATCTAAATGCTTTGAAAAAGAATCTGGAGAACCAGTTCCTTCTTCAAATGCACTACCAATAATAGTACATAAAGTCTGGTCAGCAGCAGCGGTGGTTGAACCAGTGGCTGCTGATATTGTGCGACCAGTAAATGTGCTTGTGTCTCCGGTATCTACTGGAGCACTTTCGATTCTAACGATTGCGGTTTCTGGCTCATTAGTTGAGGCGTTAGTTTCACCAACAGCAAAGACCATTCCTTTAATTAGAAAGTCTACTGAGCCTTGTGAAGTTCCTGCAGTTTCAACAGTATAAGTTAATGTATTGCCTGCAGCTGGTACAGTGTGAGCGGCTGCTAAACGAAAACTTCTATCTGTCATATCGATTTTGTTTCTGTCTTTTAGCCATCTAAACTGTGGGTCATCTGTAGGGACTTTGGCTACCTTGGATAAGTATACAAAAAACGGCGATTCTTCTGGAGCGAGGTCTGCTACTCTATCACTAAAGTTAAACAGTCGTCTCGAAGGAATCGTGCTGTCTATAACTGCACCGGGGTCTCCAACCTTTAGAGGATGAGGATTATTGAATGTTGACATTTGTCATTCCTTCCATTATGTGATTAATTAAAGGACGCTTGTACGACTCCCAGCATTTACAATATTATCCCATACTTGATTTTCTGCACTCTTTGGTGAACTTGGTGCACCACCTTGAAGTACGCCAGCTGTTCTGGGCTGTTGTTGGGCATTTTGTACTGCTTGGGCTGTCTCTGGAGCGTTACCTTTGTTTTTTACATCTCTGAATAGCTTCACAAGATTAGATAACCCTACAGATTCTTTGGGCTGAGTAACAAACCCCATAAACTCTTGAACGTCTCCGTCCGAAAACTTATAAGTGTTTCTAAGCTCATTGACTGTATTGTTATAGGTTATTTCTTCTTGCATCTGTCTCTTTTGTTGCGCCATCGCATTATCTACAACATCTTTGGCAAGCTGCATCTCTTGATTTAGCCTGAACTTAAAAGATGGTGATTCTGGACTGTAATACGCATCCCAAGGGTTAAAGTCTTCCGGTTTCAGAGCCGGTTGACCTTGTTGTTGCTGTTGTTGTGGCTGTTGTGGAGCGTTGATATTTTCTTGAAGCATATTTACCAAATCAGGTCTTTGCTCTAGTAATTGTCCAAGAGGCTCAAACTTACGTAGCTTTTCATTCTCTGCGATTGATTTATCATACATAGATTGAAACTTACGTGCTTCTACCTCCCATTCGTTTACTGGAGTTGTTTCACTTTCTACACTAACCTCTGGAGCGCTGTAATCTACAGCCTCTTGTGCAGGTTGGTCAGCTTGTTGCTCATACTGAGCGTCTGTTTGTTCTCGTACTTCTTGTACTATATCAGCGCCACCATCTACCAAACCGTCAGCAGTTGATGTAGCCTCTACTTGTTGATTATCCATTATATTCCTTTCAGATGTCTCTAAGCTTCAGGAGCAGAACTAGCGTCTTTTCTAACGTTCGCTAATTTCTCCGCTTCGAGCTTCACCTTTGATTGTAGGTTGTTTAGTTGAACTCGTCTATCAGCTTTGGCGTCCGCAGAGATATCTTTCAATCTAGTCTTGAATTTCTCGACTTCGACTTTCTTTCTATCACTTATGGACTCCCTTTGGGCAGTCTGGAGGTCGCCCTCCAAATTCTTAATTTGCTCGGTCATTGCAGCAATCTGTCTTTGTAATAACTGTCTTTCTTCTGTTCTTCTCATTACACCTTCCTTGTCAAATATCTCAGGATTCTTTTTAAGAACCTCTGTTCTGTCTACGATACCCATTCTAAACGCTTCCATGTATACACCAAGCTCTGCATACTTGTTGGTTGGTAGAGTGGACCCGGGCTCAATCCTGACGTCATGCTGTTGTAAATTATGTTTTTCTTTTTTGATATCCAGTATTGCTCCTACCTTTTTATCGTACATATTGATAGTTGCTTCTGTAATATCGTTGTTGGCTTCATTAAGCCTAAAAATCTTTTTATATGTATAGTGACCTTTAGATAGATTATATAATACCTGTCCTAGTCTATTGATACTAAACTCTATATCTCTTAGTTTTGACTTTGGTCTTTCTGAACCTAGAGATATCATTCTTTCTGTAGCTCTTACTGTCTCTGGTGCTTTTTCTGCAAACCCGTGCATCATCTCAGGTAATCCAAATGTAAAGTCAATATAGAACTCACACTGCTGTATCAATCTATAAAACTCAGAGGATAATGGCTGAGGCGCTGGGAAGTGTGGCTCACCTTGCGTGCTGTCTACTTCTATGACTGCGTTTGGATTTGCCCAATCTCTTTCTAACTGACCAAGGTCTTCTACACTTCCTAATGGGACTAATAGCTTTAATCCTCCTGACGCTTGTGCGTGTGATAGTGCTAATGACCATAATTTATTTAAAAGCCTTTGCATAGGTCTTGCCCTTGATACATCTGACTTTGGATAAGGGCTTTCTGTAAATACATTTGGAAAAGGTATGATAGGGTAGTGGTCGGTATTTAATATAGTTTCATAAAGAACTATTTGACCAATACTGGCACAAACCTTTACTCTAGTTTGTCTAACTGGTATAACTTCATACTGACCCGCTTCTATCTGTTCTCTATTATTTTCAATAAACTCTGCATACTCAGGTTCACTCAGAATTACTTCTTCACCGTTTTGCATATCTATAACACGGTAAAAGCTAACTTTAACTTTGTAAAATCTTTCTAGTATCTGATACTTTTGTCTTTCATAATAGTCTAAATCTTTAACTTCAGAAGGAGTAAATATCTTTTTATTATTAGCATTCATAGCGTCAGGATAATCTTCTTCAATGTAAGTTTCTAAATCCTGTATAATGCCAGTTTGCATTTCTCCAGTCTCTGGGTCTTCTTGTTCTCCTAATTCAGGGTAGAGGTTGACGACCTGCTCACCAGTGAGTATCGTGGAAAGGATAATGCTTTCAGCATCATCGAACCAGCGGTTTCGGGTGTTAGGAGAGGCATATACTCGAAAGGGATTGACATAAGTGAACTTGACATCACCTCTACCAAAATCTGACTCTGCATCTACATACGCATACAAGTAACCTAATCCTGTTGTAGCGTAGTCATGTATTGCATGCTTTAACTGATAGTCACCATTTGAGTTACCCCAGATATATCCCATGATAACTCTCCATAAAGAAGCAATCTTTACATCAGAATCTTCTCTAGGTGTCATAGTAAATGCTGGAGAACGTGAAGTTAAAACAGCTTTAAATTTTTCAATAGCTGGTCCAATCCTATCCATTGGAACGTCAGCTTGGTTTCTTGATTGTAACTCATCTACCTCTTCGTTTGTGTAGTGGTTACCATGAAAAAAATCTATGTCAAAACGAGCTTCTGTATCCCAACTTTTTCTAGAATCCCTGTACCTACGGTATAGCTCTTGGTTATAATCCGCTCTTTTATCTTTTTCCAATACCATTAAGTAGGCTCGTTTGCTAATCTTTGTACTAACAATCTATTTACTAATCCTTTTAAATTGGGATTCAAAGCACTTGGGCTAACTGCATTTTTCTTTAGCATAGAACTTTGCTTTTTTGATAATGGAGTTTCTATTCCGTATACCGGCAAAATAGCTTCTGATAGCTTTGGAACTACCATAGCTTCTGCGCCTGTCATTCCATTTTCCATCATAGAAGAATAGACATCTGGTTTTAAGGGAGCTACTCTTTTGTCGTTAACCATAGCTCCCATTAAATTATTACCAGAAATCATACCCCCATCTTGCATCCTTGGTTCCTTAGATTGTTCTACTCTTTTTTTAATCCTTTCAAGCTCTTCTTTTATAGATTGTTCTGTAATAGTATCACCTGTAAAAGGATTGACTTCTATAACCAAACCTTTTAATAGTTCATCTAAATCGGAGTTTTTTTGTCGCATTTCTTTTTGTTTTCTAGGCGCTGGCGGACCAAAAAACCGAGGTCCTCTCATGCCTACTGGCTGTCCTGAGCCAAATAAACTTTTTTCTTCTTGAGGTCTCATGTCCATTTTCATTAAAGTGTCCATAGCCGCTTGTCTTAAATTTTCTATACCAACATTGTCTAAGACCGACATGGCGTCTTTCCTCATTCCCCTAATTGTATTTAAAGAAGGAAGAAGCTGTCCACCGTCTTGATAGGACATAGGCATCTTACCCCCACCTTCATACATCATTGGTGGCATATTATTACCCATTCTTTGCATGGGGCTAAGATTCATAGCTGGATTCATAGGCATCTGCATCATAGGTTGTTGCATTCCAACCATACCACCAACTTGCATTTGATTCTTCATTGACTTGGCAATAGCCATTCCTCTTTTCTTTTCATACTCAGATATCTTGCCATCCTTATTCAAGTCAGACTTTTTCTTGTCAAAACCAGTGCCTTGGTTAAACATTCTGCGGCTATGAAGAGGACCGCCATCTTGATATTGAATCATATCTCCTTGTTGATACATAGGAGTTTTTGGCTCAACCATGCCTCCACCGGGCATCATCTGGGTGCTGGCACTGGCAATAAGTGCATCTATGGCACTATGAGCGTTTTGAGCGTTATTAGCATTATTCATCTGCTCCATACGCCCAATATTATTTATTTGTTTGATTAGAGGCAAGAAGTCCTCGGTTGCCTCTTTATTGATAATGAACTCTCCACCTTCTAGTTCTACATCGGGACCATTAGCAACAGAAGCTTGTACTCCTCCGTCACTATGGGATGGTCCTACGACTAGACCTGAATCAGGAAACATCATTCTGCTTGTACTTGCCATTTGGTATGTGGTCCTATAGCTTGATTATTATAACAGAAATCTTCTATCGGGAGAATATAAAAACAAATATTGTAACTAACAATAGCTTATTTTATGTTCTTGCCCCTGTCATCCAATTGTACTTTTTTAACTTAGGAATCAGTCCTTCTTTTCTTTTCTTTCCCTTGAATCCCTTTTTAGATGTAGCAGCTGACTTAGGTGCCCTTGCAAAGTAATCTGCATAATAAAGAGCATCCATAATATCATCGTTCCTAGGTTTGGGGTGTTCAAAGAACTCATCTACTATCTCTGTCATTTCCCTTCGTATATATAACTTCTTTGAATTAACAATAGGTCCTAGTGTTGTTTCTAGCCTATCTGCCTTTTTAATCCTACCGGGTGGCTTAACACCTTTGAAGATACCGGGCATCAAACGTTTTTCCTGCGCACTCATACGAGTTACCATGTCTCTTACCATTTCTTGTGCTGCCACTGTTTCTATCGTTACCCTTTTAACTGGATTATATTTTTTTGCTATATCTATAATTTTTTGTGGCACATCAAATGTAGGGATACGCTCTCTAAAATACTCTAATACATAACGATTTGAGCGTGAGTCTATGCCCATGACCAGTATTACCTGATAGTCAGAGGTCTCACTAGCTGTCGCTGCAAGGTCTACACCTATGTAAAGATTAACAGGTATCATCTCATCGTGCTCTGCTATGTAATTAAATCCATTGATATACTTTCTTTCACCAGCAAAGTATTGTATTCTGTCTATTTTAAATGACGCATTGGATATATCTCTAGCATCATTCATATACTCCTGAGCAAACTTATTGACCAATCCCGCTTCTATAAACTCTCTTTTCTTTGATTCTAGCTTTGATAGTGGGAACTGCTCAGACCATAAAGGCTTACCGTCCTCTATTGCTCTATGAAAAAATACTTGCCAAGGATAGCTACGATTATCTTCTTTTGCTTTTTTAAATCCATCATAGGTCATCTGCAAGAAACTATCATAGTGCACAATCGTGCCAGAAAGCCATATCCAGCCTTCATTACCCGGGGATTCTTCAAGAGCTGGGTAAATCGTTGATACCACCCATCTTTTAATATCTGCACGTCTTTCTGGTGTCCTTGTATTTAGTTCTGATTCAAAGTCATCAAGAATTATGCCAGTATACCTTACATCAACCTCAGCTCTACCACGAAGTCTTTGACTTGTTCCCTTGGCTATAATCCTATCTCCCTTTGGAGTAACCAAGTCTTTTTCTGTCCATCTTTTACCAGCAGAACCACCATCCATATTTCCAAAGTAATATTTTATTGTTTTGTTCATCTCTAAATGATGTCTAATATATTTTAAGTGGTCTATTGCCTGACCCTGTTCTTCAGATACCCAAGCAATAAAGTTTTGAGAATCTTTGCCGGAAAAACATAGCTTGTGTAAGATAGCAGCTTTAGACAGTATTGACTTGCCAAAGCCTCTGGGGAGGATGATACATATACGTTCTCCCGGCTGAGTTGATATCATTTTCTTGGATATCGTATAGTGGTATGTGGGTGAATTGCTTTTATTTAAGAAATCATTTGGTAAGAATGCTCTACCAAAATAAACTAAATCATTATAAGCTTTAGAAAGAACTTCGTCTTTCCTTGCCATTTCGTCTGGAGATGGGTTAATATTAAAACTATTTTTTTGCTTTAACTCTTCTATACCCACCCTTGGGTCCTAACCTTTTCTTTTCTTCCATATTTAATGCGATTGCTACGGCTTGGTACATAGGATACCCTTCATCAACTAACTTGGATATCTTTTTATTTACTCTTCTGTTACGAGGTTTAGACATTACCACTTGACTTTATCTGCCCAGAATGCTGCAGACATTTTGCCTTTTGCTATATTTTTTTTATGACGTGCTTTAAATGACTTTCTTTTCATAGTAGTGGCACGTGATTCACCCTTTTTTGGTTTACCAGCAGTCTTAGCGCCTTGTTGTCCAAAGCGTATGGTCTTAATCTTTTCACCTTCTTTAGCAACCACTATGTGTGATTTAGTAGGATGATTAGGTGTTCTTTTAGGTTTATTAAATCCAGTTACCCCTGCTTTTGCAAGCCTAGGGTCTTTTTTTCTTGCCATGTGATTTCCTTATTGCTGCCTTACCTGCCTTAGCTATATTAGCCTGAGTTGTTTTGCCAGCTACTTTAGCTCTTTGCTCTAGAACCGTTAATATTTGTATTTTTCTAGCAAACGGCTTTTTAATACGCTTTACTTTTGCTACAGTAGCTCTAGCATCAGCCGGTGTAGCAAATTTAATTCTAACGGTATCCTTGGGGTTCTCATCGGTATATAACCTACGACCTGTACCCTTTGGTTTTTTACCAGTGCCCTTTTTAGGGTCTCTTTTTCTGCTCATCGTTTTTTGCGTCTAGTCGTAGTCTTTTTCTTTTTATATGTTCTTACTCTTCCACCAGCTTTAGCTTTTAAAATGTCAGCGTCTGCTTTTCTTGCACCACCCTTGCCAGTTGCAAAGCTTCTTACTCTACCAGCAGCCCATTGATGCGCAGAAACCTTAGGCCTACTACCCTGCGAATAGTACGCCCCCAAACCACGTGAGTAGACCTTGCTTAACTTAGCTTTTGACATACCAGAGCTTTTTGCGTATTTATTTATAACCGCTGCTTTTCCACTAGGCATTTTTGCTTTTGGTTTTGCGCTTTTTCTTTTTACGCCCATCTTCACTCCTTTCTTTTGATATACGGTCGTAATCTTCTGCAGTAAGTTGACCTGCTGCATACAGTTTTTTAGTCTCAATAATTTCAGACTCTCTTACCATTGGATTACTTGCTCCTTTAACGTATTTCTTGGGTACGCCTCTTTTAGTCTTAGGTACCTTTTTAAATTTTCTCTTTGGCATAGTTGTTTTATTTACCAACCATTCTCTTTGCTTTATTATGAGACTGTGTAAAGGTTTTACCTTTTCTCATTTCATTAGCCATGAGATTTAAATGTTTTTTAGTATGATGTACTTTATGTTTTTGCATTTGTTTTTTCTGTACAGCAGTTAATCCTTTTAGATTTACATTTTTTAAATTAGTAGCCATTATGTATCCTTTCTAGTTATTTTTATCTTATAAGTTAACTTTCCCCAGTTTATTGTAGTTGGATACTTCCAGTATTTATTTAGAAGCATTTTCTGTTAACATTCCTGTTTCAAATGCTTTTAACTTATCTTGAGAGAATCCTTTAAATTCTTGTATCAGTGCTAGTGACTCTGTTTTCTTTTCTGTAGATAATAACCCTGCTATCTTCATTAGCGTTTCTAGCGCTCTTAGTTTATCAGAATCTCTAGCATCTTTTTTATCTACTATATCTTTTGCTTGTTCTAGTAGATATGTTTTACTGATACCAAGGTCATCTAATATTTCTTCGATTTCTTTGTTGACCAATGTTCTAATCCTCTTTTGTCTTAATAGTATCCTAGCCCTTTCAAGTGCATATTCCTCGTTGTTAGTATCAAACGAATGTATATATGCGTCTTTTTTATCTATGCCTTGTGCAACTAGCTTGGCAAAATATCTTTCTTTTTCAGTTATATATTTATGTCTACCACTACCAAAGCGGTTAATATCTTTAGCAGGGTCTCCTTCTAGCTTTTGCTTACCGTTTGTATATTTGAGACCTAGTAATGTTTTAACAACTGTCTGTTTGCCTTTATAAGCAGTGCTATTGATAGTGCTCTTTTTAATTATGCTAAGTATTTGCCCATCATCAGTAATGGTCCATTCACCTTCTTCTGCGGTGCGCCAGTCAGTGTTAATTTTTTCTTTGGGGTATTTTTTGCGAAACTCTTCCTCATTATCAAATAAATGATAATCCACGCCTTTGATTGTCTTAAGATACATTATGCCTTAGCTTCAATCTCAGGGTTAGGACCAGTAACAAAGTCTATTAATACCGGGGTATCCATCTCATCTATGACCATTAGTATTTCCATCATGTATTGGTGGTCACCAGTATCAATGAACTTCTTTGATAGGCTTTTTAAATAATCTATTGCAGGTCCTAAATCAAGTACTTCTATACGAGGTTCTAATTCCATGGCAGTAATATAATCATAGAATATAGTATTCAACAAGTAATTAAAATAAGTGTTGACAGGTATAGTGTTTTTACTATAAATTTCAACTGTTGGTTGAGAGGAACAATAATATATTAATATATTAATATTATATTATTAATATTAAATAATATTATTAATATTAGATAAATAGTTAATATTATAATATTTTAATATATTACCGCATTTTACCGCCGCAGGCAATCCAACCTAAATCTCAAAAAAAATCTAAAAAAAATATTTTATTATGTGTGTCTTTCTTTTTTTATGCACACGCCACCCCTCGTTGCCTTTTCGTTGAAAAAAAAGTAGGTTGAGAAATCTGACTTCATTTCATAGTAGGTTAAATATTTCACAACATAAATGTAGCTAGAAAAAAAAATAAAAAAAGATGGAACCTTTTAGCCCGTTAATCATATACAGTACAGTTCTTTGAAAATGTTTTTCTCGCCCCCGGTGAATCTACCGCACCATTGCCTGACAGCGTGCGGGGGGCGTTAGCGGGTCTAAATCCTTAGGGTAACCCGTGACTATTCTCAACCCTTAATAATAAATAATAGGAGGTTCAAAATGAACCAATATGATGAATACGCACAAATGATGAACGGTGCACAATCTAACGGTATTTCACAATCTAACGGTATTATACCAATTCAACCAATCGCACAACCAGCAAACATTACGAATGAGGCTGTTGTTGTGGATTCTGTTGACATTCCACAAAATGTTAATGGCGGTACATTTGACCCATTTTGTGAGATTGATGTCCTACCTTTAGAGAATGCGGACGGCTTTCAAAGTGGTGCCCGTAACGTGAGAGTTAAAAGAGATACTGGGCAATATTTAGAGGCTGGTATTGTTAGCCCTAAATATCTGTTAATCAAGAATAAATCTATCAATGATAAATGTAATATTATCAGAGATGAATCTGGCTTAGACTGGGAACATGACAGGGTATTCTTTGACGGCAAACGATATAAGAATGTCTTCAGAACTCAATCTATTCAAAGAGAGCTTAATAATGGTGATGTTGCTTATTTGACATTTACCGAGATTAACAGCTATGACCAAAGCTCACCAGCTGGCTGGCGTATTGACTTCATGATTCAAGTCTGTAAGAATGGTATGCTGTCAGCTAGGCACGGTATTGGTAAATCTTTTGCCCATACCATGTCCAATGTTGACTGGCAACAGGAGATTATGACAGCTACCGCCACTCTCAGGGGTGAGGGTATTGTCAGAAGACTGGACAGTTTTGCAAATGCTTGCGGTAAACTACAAGCCCCTTTGACTATGGAAGCCCTGACAGATATCAGGAAAAACCATATCAATAAGCTACCAGCCTTACGATACGGTGAAATCTTAGACAAGTTTCACAATAAACCTGAATACAAGGATGGGCGCTTATGGGACTTTATGCAAGCGGGTACTAATACCTTATGGCACAAGGATAAGATAACCAAGGCTGTATTTGACAATAATGCTCACTTTGTGGATGGTATGCTTGACTTTGGAGAAAAAGCCTACGTTTCATAATATAATTAAACTAAGGGGGGCGCAAGCCCCCCGAAAGGTATTTTCTTTTTTTTTTAATATTTTTTTTATATAATCTATTCACGTAGGTAATTCAAGTAGATATTTTAAAATATAAGATTCACGTAAAGACTAAATGCATTGTGAAATCTATTTTTATTATAGAATATTCACGTAGCTACTATTTTATTAATATAATTCACGTAACTAGCCAGATTGTACAATATA